CCCTTCATAAATTCGCAGTGGGTAGACTCTATTTCGCTTTTCCGTTTAAAGAGTATAGAATTGTACTGGTATAGCACATCGATACCATAAATGTCAATTTCGACCGGCTCGAATTGTATTGCTCCAAACCAGTTGAGTAATGTGGTGATTTCATACCCTTTGTCAATTATTTGCAGCCTATTCGGGATTAATTGATGTGCGACCTCTTGATAGCGGCTGTCGGGTATGTTGATAAATACCCATGCCTTGTCGGTTGCATGACGGTTAATAACATCAATGAGTTTCATTATGCCGTGTAGTGCGCCCGTGTTTCTGTCTTTATCGGGATGTACATGCTCGAAAACGTCAACCAGGGTAATGCCGTCAAATTTCCTGTCAAGATTAAGCTCTGTTATATCAGCATTGACATACTCGATATTTTTGTGCGCTGAATTTTCCTTCGCAAACTCAATCAATTTTGGCGATATATCGACCGCCGTTACTCGTGCCCCCAGCGTTGCCATGAATTTTGATGTCAGTCCCGTGCCGCATCCGAGGTCGAGAACGGTCATTCCTGACTTAACGATAGAGCCGAGCTTGACTTTAACACGAGAAAGGCGCTGGTTGTCCCTGTAGTGATCCTGCTTTAGATGCTCAAGAAAGTTGTCGTAAAAGGTAACGACATCGGTAGTATTCACGCAAAAGACCCTTTCATTCTTAATTTCCCACGCCTCATCAGGTTACGGAATCCGAGTGATATGAGCCGCTTCATAACAAGGCAACCGGCGAGAAAACCGGCAACGAATATGAGAGAATGATGAATCATTGTTGAATATCCAATTTATCTCTATGATATTTCATAATATGATCAACCAACATTTCTTCTTCTGCTTTATCTTCCTTTTTATGTTGTCCTTCAGAAAAACTCCCGCATGTTTGTCTTTCTGGTGTGGTATAACCGCATAATTTGCAAGTGTGCTTAATACGATCATCAAAAGTATTTAAACTTTCTGAATGGTAGTTAAAAAAATCACTCGTTTTCCATGCTTTCATTTTTTCATCCTATCCCATAACTTTTCTCTTGCGCCCTGTTTTGTTCTGAACTCACGCCAGAACTGCCGTATCTCGTGGCGTTTATAACCGGCTTCGTGCATCCAGCCATCGAGGGATTCGAGGACATAAACGCCCCGTTTCACCTTCACTCGAAACCACCACCGTATCAGTTTGTCAAACATACTGTTTGTGCCCTGTTTTTTTATCCCCATCAAAATCAATATCAGCCCATTTCTCAACAAGTTTTCTCATATCTCCAAGATGCTTTTGTGTTGCTTGTAATTGTCCCACCGTCCCGACTTTCTCACTTGGTCTTAAACCGCAATTCCATAAACAATCAATAAGCATTTGGGCTGATTCTTGATGAAGTGACGTTAATGGCTTAACTTGCTGTCCTTGAGGCAAATCACTAAAAACAATCTCAGTAGCCGCTTGAGTATGATCCGGAAAACTTCTACCAATTAAAACATCATAAAATTCAGCCTCATAGGGTCGCTGATGTACTATAATCTTTAATAATCCATCCATTATTTTTTACCTCCCAGTTTATCGACAAGCACTTTTAACTGCGCAACCATATTCTCAAGCGTCCAGCCCTGGTCGATTATATATTGACGATAGCCCCGTGAATATTGGTACGGTTTCGGATCGGAGGGCTGGTACTGTATGCGCTCTATCGCCTCATTCACCGTATTGAACAGCCAGCACTTGGGGTACATTTCCCTTGCGCCCATAAAGTTATGGATCACCGGCTTTAATCCATGAGCCGCGCCTTCCATGATATTGAACGGATGACCCTCGTATATGCTCGTTGACAGGAGAATACCCTTGCCATTCCAGAACTCGTCCATATCATTCACGAAACCGTAATAGATGATATTGTCCTCGATACCCATTTCCTTCGCTATGTACTTCATGTAAATCTCATAGCGCTCGTCCTGAAATGTTCCGGCAACATGGAGCCGGTAATCGGGATTGATTTTCACCAGTTCAGCCATGATTTGCAGAGCCAGCGCCGGTTCTTTCTTGTGATTGATGTTGCAGACGTAGGCGATATTGTGTGGATTAAAATCAGTGTTCAACGCGATCCGGTCGATGTCGATACCGTTATAAATGACCTTCGGCATGACACGATCTTGCAGGTCGGGGATTTTGGCTTCCACTATTTTTTGAATGTGGGGCGCAACGAACACAAGGTAGTCAACCATCGTCCAATCAATCTGTTGTGGCATGTGAGTCAATGATTCGTAACTGTGCAGGCGAATGATAACGCCTTTCTTTTTAAGCTCGTATACCTGTGTAGCGAATACGGCAACATCGTTCGCCCACTCGATAAACACACGGTCAGCCCACTTGATAGCGCCGATAATGTCCTGCTGTGTTTCGATGTAGTACCGGCGTACTTGGTAGTCCTCGAATTTCTCGAATTGCTGTACTATCGGCTCAATAAATGACGTTAGTTGATTCTGGCAAATAAAAGCGAGTTTGGTTTTTTTCACGGTTCAATCCTTATTTCACCAATATATGGGTTATTTGTTGCTATAACTGTAAATTTAGATTCTGGGAAATACCGTAACAAAGCCTCTGTTATCGTTTCGGTTGTAATTTTAAAATCCGAGCTTTCGGTTTCGACTATAAATGTCCGCTTATTCATGATTCGTTCCTTGTGGAAAAGATTTGTTAATTATTTATCCGGCAATATTATAATCGATTCTTCTGTGACTTCAACATTAATCTCGAAGGGTAGATACTTTGATTCCGAAAACAACGCCGACTTTATAAATTCCGGATTCACTTCGCCGCTGTTCCAATAGTTAATTACACCGTCATTCGATTCAATGACCACCGTGAATACCTGTTTTTTCATATAGCCTCATTCGTGTTATTCACTAAAATTCAGCTTGCAACTTTTCATGCTTTCGTATAGTCCACCACTCATACAGTCAATCTGATTTTCCTCTAATCCGATATTCCTGTCCTCGTTTATGCCATGCAAGACCTCATGTATAAACGTCCTTAACTTCTTTTCTTTACCTACGTTCCGAGAACTCGTAATGGTGATACTGCTTTTGCTTTCGGAATATTTGCCATAGCAAACATCTGTCGATGTGTGCGGTGTTATTTTCCTTTTTACCGTGTGCTTTATGCCGCCGATTGTAACGTGTTTCGGGATTTTCATTCATGCCACCCGTGAAATGGATTTTTTTAGTGTCAACTTTTGAGTAAAATTATCCTTGAGCCAATATGGAACATTCTCGTATTCCATAAGTCTTGTGCCATTGTCCTCGATATATGCCTTCGCTTTGTTTGGTATATCCCTCGTGAAATTACTTGTATCAATCTCATCTGTCTTGATATAGTTTACAAAGTCCTCTTTAGACATCGTTTCAAAGGTTGCGTAACAGATGCAATTCGGGTGCCAGCCAATAAATTGAAAGTTTTTCGGGTATTCCCCTTGCATAGAATCGCAAATATCATTTTCCGGATGGCTTGATGACAGGTGAACGGTGACCCCCGTTACAAACGGCAGTTTGCTGTTTTGGAGGTAATCGGCTGACCTGAACGCCATATTCATTTCGGTTGCGGCAACCCGTATCGCCTGATAGGTGAGGTTTTTGCCAGGGATTAATGCGCCCTCGTAACGGATCGGATTGCCCTTAATAAATCCCTTTAGCTCTTTCGATAGTGTTATTGCCGACTTGCCTTCGAGGACACCTCGTGCTATGAGGCTTTCCATTTCCTCTTTCACGCCTTCGGTAAAATTCCACACGCGGTCGGACAGGTTCATTCCTTTTTCTGTCCTACTCAGGAAAGCGTCAAGAGCCGACAGGTTCGGGCTTCTGAAACTCTGCATCATGGCATCTGAAATCTTGACAGCCGGAAGGTAGCCATCGATGAGCTTGTTGTTCTTCTCGTTTGCAAGCATCCACTGGTTGCGGATTCCGGTTCCAACCGTTTTCTCTATTTCGTCATGGAGTTGTTCGAGCCGTTCAGTCATAACCTTCGAGAAACGCCTGCCCTTTACGGTTGTATACCGCTTAGACAGGTCTTTGACGGCGCTGTCAATCGTGCGCTCTATCGTGCGGTTGCGGAGTGCGATGTTTTTGATATGCTCTTTCTCGTAAAGGTTCATGCGGATTCCGGTTCATTGTTAAGCTGCGCTATCCGGTTAATTTCTTCGGTCAGTTCTATTGCCGGCGATACCCTGTCAATACCAAGCCCACGCCCTGCGAGAATCTCTTGATACACACGGGTATGGAGCGTCTCGAATCCACTCAATAGGTCGACGCTCTGTCCGTTGATTAAAAACCGCTTTTCGGGTACTACATCGGGCGCAATCGACAGGTTATAGGATACTTCGGCATTATCCAGCACAAAAAAGCCGTCACTTGCCGTCCGTTCCTCGTTTGTGAAATGATACCCGATGTCCTCAACCGCACCGAATTTCCACAGGAGTAAATCAAAGAAGTGTATGCCGATATTCATGGCAAGCCCGCCGCTATGAATCGCAGAGCCTTTCCATGACTTCTGATACCAGTTCCCCCGGGGCGTGTTATAAACCACCACTATCTGATTTTTGCCGTTGCTGTTTTTGTATTTGTTAATCAGCTCAACCGAGGGATGATAACGCAACTGCATTACGCCGTAGATATGATTGCCTGTTGCTTCCTCTGCATACTTGAGCGCAGGAATATCTACTGATGCCGTAACTATCGGCTTCTCGCATATCACATCAAACTTACAGGCAAGCGCGGCTCTAATGAGGTTGAAATGCGTGTGATTGGGGGTCGCTATGACACAGTAATCCGCCCGATTGTAATTCTCATACAGGCAGGTTAATTCATCGTTGTAGTAGACTGCGCTCTTCGAGTACCGGTCGATAATGCCGATTGAATCGTGAGGATCGGCGACTGCTATTATTTCCCCTCCGGTCTCCTGAATCGCCTTCATGTGACGGGGTGCGATAAATCCGGCCCCGCCGAGAATGATGTATTTTTTACCCATCACCATCACACTTTCTTATTTTTTTAGCTTCATATTCGATTCTGTAAACACTACCACAATATCTGCAAACAGTAATAAAATCATCAATATCTAATTTATAACGAATAGTATTATGTTTCCCTTTTGATTTTAACCAACCACATCTCGCTAATTTTCTTACACCGTTATGAGAAAATCCTAAATTCATTATTTCACAAGTTTTATACCATTTATTTTTTTCAATAGACTGAATTAACAAATATACTCTTTCCTTACAATTCATGCATAACTCTCCGCAAACGATTTAAGCGCCGATTTTTCACCGCTCAACAATCCAATGTCTTTTTCCGGATCGGTCACGAGCGGATTCATGCGGACTGCCGATTCCTCGCTCATAATCGCCTCACCGCCCCGTGCAACCGACAGGCTTGCGACAAGCGCCTGTATATCCTGCGGCAACACATCGTTGAATACCGCATCAATATCGGCGCTGTCTATCGATTTACTCTGACTACTGTTTGTAAGACCGAGAATGGATTTGATAATCGACAACCGGCGCTCCATCGCGGGGCCGAATATCTCCTGCTTGCCACGCGCCTTGAACAGGGAATCAGAAAACATGAGGCGCAGGGCAACGCCGCTCAATGATGATATTCCCTTGACGTTCTGGAATGACAGGTCGGGGGTCTGTGTCATGCTGTAAATAATATCCTTGAGTATTTCATATTCAGTTTTGAGGGCTTCAGGCGCCTGATCCCATGTTACAAATTCAGCACCGCCAGGGTAATACACCTTGCCATCGGCATCATGCTCCGGCTGCACCATGACCACTTTCCCCATTTCCTCTTTTCTCGGAAGGTTCGTCACAATACCCTTCACCTGTAAAACAGGCGACCCGAAATAGTCATTGGTATCGGCAAAATTACTGAGCAGGTATTCCGCACGGTTTATCTCCGTTGAAACGCCATCCCATTCCGGCTTGTCCTGTTCGTAATACACGACCGGGATTTTACCGAGCGTATTCGGGCGCTCTTCTTTATTCCAATCATTGCCAGTCTTTTTTGTGGCGTTGATTATTTTATCTGCCGTGTATACACTCACGGTATCAACCGTTTTGCCCTCTTTATCTTTCGTTGTGTATTTGATTGTGAACGCATCCATATCGCCAAATTCATCGAAGTGCGGGTAAAGATTGTAGCCGGTACGGGCGCTCAACAATGCCACCCTGATTCGTATATCATCACCTTGTGGGATATACCACAGTTCGGCAGCTTTGCATTCGATAAACAGGTCACGGGCGAGCTTCTTGTTGAAATAATCAAGCTTGTTCTGTTTCCAGATTTCAGTGATCAGGTCGTATGCGTCATTCTCATCATTATTCAGGATAAGGGATACTGGTGCTCCAAACAGGAACTCAACTGCGCTGTCCACGATCCGCTTCTGGAATGTTATCACCTCGTTCGTAGGCGTTACGATGCGCTTGTTTTTAGCGTCATCCCCGACCGATTTTGGCAGTCGATTCGTATCGGCGAGTATCGCATGTTTCCCGTCATACGCTTCCCTGTTTGCGGGGATGTTGCTGTCCTTGTCTTTCGAGTACTCGCTTAAGATTGTGAGCGCTTGGTCGAAAGGTATATTGATTATTTCGTTGATATTCATATCACATTGCCTTTTTACTTATTACACTGGTAATCCGAAAATGCTTCTGTCAAACGGTTTCAGTTGTGCGACCGGAGCGGCAAGTGATACACCGCTCAACGCATACCTGAGCGCATCGATAGAATGGTTATTCTTGTCAACCGGCACATTCATCACTTCGCCGGCTCTGTTCTTTTCCCACTGGTATAGCGAAAACTCGTTGACAACATCCTGTAATTCACGATCGATTATCACCTCATCAAAGTGCTGTATGTACTGGATACCCTGATTGACCGAGCCTTTGCCGCCCTTTGCCGAAATAGCGTTGACCCCGTAACTCCGCAACTCCTGTGTTGAACGAGGCTCCGAGGGGTCACACCGCAGCGGTTCATTGCCGATAACCTGTTTAACTGCCCCCGCTATCAGGTCATTCGTCATGCCGTACTCGTAAAAGGCATTGGTGATATAGAGCTTCTTGCCCTTGACTGCACAACGTATAAAGGCGGTCGGGTCGTTCGTGTAACCCCAATCCAGCCCGTTATAGTACGTCCCAAATGAGTCTCTTGCCTTCGTCAGATCCTCGACTCGCCAGTTATTGAACACGAGGTGTCCGAGCACACCCCATTGACCGAGCGTGTAGACGTTGTAATAGTATTCGTTGGTTTCGGATTCGAGCGCCTGTATATCGTCAGGCGCAAGGAATGCATTGTCTTTGTAGGTCGTGCGGAGGATCGCAAGCTCTGGATCACGGTAGTCTTTATCGGTATCGAGAAACCTGTTGAGGAAAAATGTCTTGTAAAGCCAGTGTGTTTTCATAATGGGGTTGAATGAGTAGGTAAACCGTTTGGCGACCCTTGATATACCGCGAAGGCGCTTGGTAAGCTGCTTATTGTCATCCTCGCCAGTCTCGGTCGCTTCCTCAACCCACACATCCGTTATAACACCCTTTGCCGGGGTGATGGATTTGATTTTCTCCACATCGTCAAGCCCGACAAAGAGTGCCTGGTAACGATTGGCGCAGGTAATAGTCAGCTCGCTTTTATTGATGGTAAAGAGCTTCGATAAATCCCACCCGTTAATCACTTTGGTTATCTCATTGTATGTTGAAAACTTATGCGTCCTTCCGGTATTTCTCACCACCAAGTAATTACGATCGCCGTTTAACAGGTCGATGACTGAGCGCTGTGCAATAAACCGGCTTTTACCAGAGCTTGCACCACCAAACAAAATCTGTGTCCTTGTCTGGTCATTCAGGAATGGTCGGTACACGCTGTTTATATGGCGCTTGTCTATTTCGATGTTAATCATTGTCGTCTTTGAAAGTCACTTTGATATTTACATCACCGGTCAGTTCGTGTCTTTCCGTAAACATGCCGAGGTGCTTACCGAGAAGTTCAAGAGCACGATTGGCGCCAGCACTATCGAATTGCCACACACCCTCGCCATCTTCATCAATTACCTGTTTCATGCAGCGTTTTTCTCGGTCATACTTCACGACAGGTACTTTTTGCATACAACGCTGGGAAACTTCTTCGAGATTTTCGATAACCCATTGGGCGTTTAATGCCGTTGCTTTTGCCCTTTCATCCCTTATCTTCGAAATTTCAGTCTGAATATTAAGTTTGGCTAATAGTTGAGACGACTGTTCATTAGCTGTTTTTTTGCTATATCCAGCCCTTATAGCAGCCTGAGTTCCGTTCAGGTCGATAAGGTATTCCTGGCAAAAACGCTGTTGTTTGGGAGTCAGCATGTCTTATTTAAACCCCAGCCGTGTAATGATTTCTTCCTGTAATTGCCCGCGGTTGTAGATGTCGAGCAGATCGACAGCCTGAACGCCCCTGTCGTTGATTTCTTTACCAAGATTACCCCGTATGAGACCGTGCAACTGTATCACCGTCATGGATCGGATAGCGGATGGTGTTAACCCGAACTTGGATTCCTCCGGCTCACTTGGGATCGGAACCGGAACCGGCTCTTGAGCTTGCGGTTCTTCTGTTACCGGCTCGATGGTGATCGGTTTCGGTGTGCTGAAGTTTGTTGAGTCTGGTTGTGTGTCCATGATTCGTTTTCGAGGTCGTGCCATTTAAAGCTCCCTGTATTTTAGCCAATAAAAAAGACAAAAAGAGAACGCTCCCGTGTATGAGACGGAAGTAACCATTCTCCTTTTGTCTTTGCCTGCCTGATTAGGGCATTGGTGTTAAAATCGAGTATAAAAGTACCTATGTCAAGAGAAAAATTATTCAATCACCTCGAATTGATTGTCCTTGAATTTTACTTCCGAAATTCTCGGACTCCACCGCATGGCTTTCCCGCCTCTCTGTAACTTCACCTTGCGCCATGAGTAAATAAAAAGCCGGGTTCCAGGTGTATTGAGCCAGTCGGTTGTTTCCTGTGCTTTCAATACCGTCAACTTCTCGATATGCGACCGGTAATCAGTCCCGCAGCATTGGATTCCCCACACTCCAGTAGGATCGAGCGCAAGAACATCAATAATACCAAACAGGTCTTGCCGGATACCGTGTTCCCCAACATACGGGTTGAAATGCTCGACAACGGCGCATACCGAACCCTGATCCCGAAGATGTCGCATGGTGCGCTGGGTAGGGGAGAGACCTTTAGCCATTATTAATTACCTCCACGTTAAAGCCAAGTGTTTCTGATAATAATTTCGAGTAATGTTCTTTCAACCATCCTGCCTGCTCATGGAAAAGAGTTATTGTGCCGTTTTTGAATTGAACAAACAAGAGTGGTTTTATCCAAAAATCCATACTTCTCTCTTGTAATTCATCTGCAAGCACAGATAGTCGTTTTTGTAATTTATCTGTCTCTGTTTTGTTCTGTGATTCGAGTCTTGTCCGCTGTTCGGCCATCCTGATAGATTCTTGATTGACAGTTTTCTGTTTTACTATCGGTAATATCGTTTGTTTTTTATTCCCATCCTGTAGAAGCCACTTTTTAGCCATCATTACTGGAATTTTCGTTTTGATATTTTTTTTGATGTCGTTTATTAAAACTTTTCCCATATACCGTTCAGCCAACTCAACTCCAAAATCTGTTTTGAGATTTTCGATTGTATATGTCTCGTGATGCGAGTTTTGTGATGGCATGTTTTTTCTCTACCGTAAAAGGGACTCTGTCTAACTACCGCTTAGATATAAGTTATTTAAAGAAACTGAAAATGAAACTGAAAGGTACTTGTGACAAAGTTGTTATATAGTTGTTATATAGTTGTTTTATTTTTTATTATTTTCATAGAAGCCCATTTTTGCTTGTTCTATAATCCTATCACCTTTTTTTAAATTACAACTTTTGCAACATGCTACAAGGTTATTTTCATCTTCATTTCCACCTTTTGATCTTGGAATTATATGGTCAACTGAGTTTGCTTTTCTGCCACAATAAGCACAGGTATAATTGTCTCTTTCTAAAATATGAACTCTGATCGCTGTCCAATTTTCAGGATTTCCACCACCGTTTTCTCTAAATTTTTGCTGTCTTTTTTTATTTGAAAGTCTCTCTTTTTCTTCTTTTGCCATTCTCCTGTTTATGATCGTACAATGTGAATTATTATTTTCTATATCACCTATTTTTAACTCCTTGATTTCATTTATTGCGATCTTAAGTTCGGCGTAAGAACACCCTAAAAGTCGCGATAATGTCTCAATAGTTCCCTCAAGTTTTCCCCTTTCCGGTGCGTCCCACATACAACAAAGAATTTCAATCCAGATACCACGAGTCATAAATGATGCCTGTTGTAATTGAGTGTCCCTGCGCCAGTCGCCGGGATAAAAAAGAAAAGCAGGGGTTTTCCCCATTATTTACCCCCATCACAATAGAATGGGTCGTTCCTATTTTCTTCGTCAATCTTGCCTCGCAGGTAATAACCGAGCAGGATGCCAAGCCCGAATGATGCGATGGCGGTTATAAATTCGCGTATTATAGGGGTCATTATATTTTCTTCCATCAGAGATTCACCTTGCAAGTTTTGTTGTTATGCCGTGAATTTTTTTCAATTTTAACAAGGTCTTTTGTTTTGATTCGTTTATGATCTGGACTCTCTTTAAGAAACAGTTTAAAATCGGAAAGCGAATAATAAGTAAACGTTCTCCCTTTTTCATTTATACCGTGATATTTTCTCATTATTTACACGCTCCCACCGGTCTGTCAAAATAGTTCCATGCACGCCGTTTTTCGAGTAGCGATTGCAGATATTTTTTAAAGAGAGCGATGTTTTTATTCGTCTCTTTTATTGTTATTCTTACCCTTCTTAATAAAAAGTTTAAAAATAATATGAAAAGACCTGCATTAACCACAATCCTAATAGGATTGGTACTATTAATTGTAGGAATTTTAATAGATTCACTTTGGGATCCATCAAATCATCTTGGCATAAAATCAATATTAGCCTATAAGTCGTTAGGCTTACTATTAACGATATTGTTTCTGCTAACATTAATCTACCTTTTAGAAAAACCATCATTAAAAAAACACAAAGACCATAAAACAATAAAAGCTATTTTAAAAGCACTTATAGACAAAAAAGACGATTATTTAAATCTGGCAACCATCAATGGTGACTCGGTCTTACCGACAAGTTTAACGGCAAGCGTCATCGGCACATCATAGTCGATTGTGAATGTATCAACAGGCAGGCGGTCAGTACCGTTAATCGAGCCGCCGTTCAGGCATTGATATTTTCGTTTAGTTAAAGGCATTTAAAATCCTTTTCCACAAGGTTTTGAGTCCATATAAACTCGGATCACGGTGAATCCATAATACGGCTATTGCGACACCGCCCGTCCAAATACTTACACACAAAAATGCACTGGCAAGAATGACACCCTTATTGGCAACTATATTCATTAAAGAGGATCCCATTTATTTTTCCTTTTACCAATAATTAGCCGTAACCATTATTTTATACTTACATTGAAACATATCGGAAGTATTTTTAGCCCAAGTTTCAAGTTCTTCTCTCATTGATTGCAACTGTTCCCATGATATACATTCTCCAAAGCCATAAGTTACCAGTTCAAAAAAACAATATCACCCTCATTGGCTGATATTTGGTATCCATCTTCATAGTCAGATTCCATAACTATTGCCGTATATTCCATATTCCCGATTTTAAGCTCATCCATTGTCTCGTTGTAATCTTTTTTGTAATACTCAAGTATATAACGCATTGTTTTTCTTGATGTATTGTCTGGCGTTAAAACTGCCATTAATATTACATTGGGATGTGTACTCATTTTATCGCTCCTTATATATATTCATTAAATTTGTCATTTATATCCCGAAGTTGTGTCCAAATTTTATCAAGAATAGAAATTAATCTACAGGGGTTCCATTCACCACGATTGGGATTGTGCCAAGCACAACCATCATTGCATGATCTACCTGTGACCAAAGGACAATATTTTTCTTCTTCCATTATCGCTCCTTAACCGTGTTATATTTCCATTTAAACAGCGAAAACACTTCATTCTGCCATAGTTCGCTGTTTATCCCTGTCCATACCTCTTTATTTACTATAAGAATCGTGTGATCCGTGCTCATACATATCCGGTGCGGTTCGATATTATTGCCACACAAATCAACCAGCACCGCCTCTATCCCGATCTGCTCAAGGCTCCACTTACCGAGCACAGCCGCGCTTTTACATTCACCGACAAGGTTGCGCGCAAACACGATTTCGATAGTCGGGTTAAAGGCGACAATTTCATAAATCGGCTTGAATTGAGCCTGGAGGGTTTTGACATCCTTGATAGTATGGAGCTTGAGTTTTTCGGTCGCCATTCTTTGCTCCGCATACTCCATTAAATCAGGGTGCCGAAACCAGAACTCATTTATCGGATCGGTCGCGCTCATCGGATTCGTCATACATCCTGTTAATCCGACCAACAGCGTAATTCCACAAAAGACAGGCAAACAGCAAAATCGCATAGATAATCAGTATCCAGTAAAGAAGTTTCATTGGTTAATCTCTTTTAAAGACTCAACATATCTTCGTCTATTCCAAATTCTTATTGCCCCAGCCTCTGATGTGCCGTCATTAGGAGCTTCACAACCGCATCGTGGATTGCCGCAAGTACCTGTGTATAAATCTTCGCGCCATTTATAAACATATGGTTTTGTGTTACCACAAAAAGGGCATGGTTTCATTTTAGACATGGTTATCTACCCCCTTCGGTGCTTTCATCCCCCCGTGTTTTTCCCACTCGGATTGAGGCATGATGTGGATGTTGGCGGCAGTGAGAATGGCTTTGAGAACACTTCCATCTTGATAACCACTACCATCACATCTTGATATGTATTGATATTCACCACTACCATATATCAGTTTTACAGGATTTGGTACATTTTCACCGCTTACATATGCCCTTATCATAAACCCACCGACCTCTCGTGTATACCACTTGTCAATCTCGGACTCAGTGAGATGGCGGGCATGTCGCCTAAGTAAGTTTTCATTTGTATCTATTTTTAGTAAGTGTCCATCAAATCCAATAATTCTGTGTATTTCACCTGTATCTTTGTGGTCTGGTGAAAGCAACATAATTAACTGCCCGACAGAGAACTCCGTCTCTGGCAGTGGGCTTAACTGGTCTTCATACACACAATGACAAAAACCATCGCTAAGGCGTATCCTGTAGGGCAATGGATAGGAGTTGTTGGCTGATTCTACTGTCACTTGTTGTTTCTTGAGTTTACCAACTATCGGTTTAAAGTTTTCACTCTTTATATTACCATCCCACCATACCTTATCCCCGACCTTGTATTTGAGTTTCTTGCGGGGGATGAGGAGTTCACGGTAGCCATTATTTATGGATTTGCTTGGAGTAAATTCCCCATAAACAGGGTAAACATCATTATTAGGAGTAACAAATGTTTCGCAGTCACCAAACTTATTCTTCCTCACCCCAGCATAATTCCATTCATCATTAAAGTGCTCACCCGCTTTGTGCTGTGAGACCGAGGAGTCTGGCTGTTTAGGTACTCTATCAAAATCATCAATATAAGCACCACTTGGGACATACTCTCTGCCATTAATCATTACCTTTATCATTGTCTTTCTCCTCGTGAATGTTGCCAACCAATTTTGGACTTGCTCTCATAACTTCGCAAATATCATAAACATCCATAGCCGCCAGCACTGTCAATGCCCAGTGGTCTAATGTGGGCAAACCTCTTATTCTGCGTTGTTCAGGCAGTGCTGCTACATCATCAAATTCTATAACATCACCCTCGATAAACCACCATTCATCCCCGACCTTGACACCAAGTTCTTTGTAGTCATGTTGGATATAGTTATAGTTTTGTGCTCGCAACCATCTTCCCGGAAATTCACATAGAGATTGGGAGTGTAGTATATCACCCTTCAAATGCCACTCAAACCCGACAATCTTGTTGCCCTTAATAAGGCGGAACATGAACTCAGTCATGGTAATAATCCTTTCTTGATAGCCACAATTATCAACGTAACACTAAGCACAAGCAACAATCCTAATAAGGTTATTATCTTATCCCATGTGTCCATATCAATCCTCCGCTCTTACATAGAGACGAATACGAAGCCGATTACGAGAATACTGGCGTCCAAAATCACGTTTCATTTCTTTATAATGCTTTTCCCTTTTTATCTCTGCATCCACATAATCTATCTCGAAATAAACTGGAGCCCATGTGCCATCCCATGATAACTGTTCTACGGCATACACACTTTTATAACCATATTTATCACCGATTGATTTTCGAGTAACCATATCAATTCTCCGCATCACATTCCAGTGTGTCTCTGTATACTTTGCTTATACTATTGGTTTTTTGTAGGGGGCAACCTTTTCGTGTCTTGCATAAGGTAGGTTGCATATTAAAGGTAGATATTGTACACTGTTTCCATTTCCGACAGGTGTATCTGTACCACATTAGTTTTAGACTGTGTATTGTCATTGTCAATCCTCCCCATCAAATTCAGGCGGGACTGCTTTTGCCCAATGACCGTTCAGTGATGATATTTTATGGGCTACACCGCAACAATAATATTGAAAACCCGTTAAACCGACATTGCCTATAAATACTTCATTAGTTCCTTCTTTTCGATACCACCACCAATCCCCCGGCTCTGTCGGTTTCTCTTTCGTCCATTTGGTAGGCACCGAACTCATTATATAGGTGTATTCACGCACGAGTCGTACAGCTTCACAGAATGTATCCAGCATAGCACTGTCGTAACTGCCAATGCCATTTTGCAGCCGTTCAATGTGGACAAGACATGCCCTCTCAAAGTCTGCATTGCTCTGTGTCATACGTCTGCCTGCAACTACTGGCAACTCGAATGTATCGTTCTTGGGCATGGCTATTTCTCCTGTTCGTATTTCTCGATAATCTCTAACCTATTTTTTAGCCAAACTAAATCTTTTTCTGCTTGCTCTATTCTGTTCTGGTAGGTAGTTTTTATTTCTTCTATAGCTTGTTGGCGTGATAAGAAAGCCTCTCCTTTTTGAATATGAGTACTGTAATTAAATGCTTGATGGCGGTCGTTAAGAATAAATATCCTCTTGGTTTCCTTTGCTTCTGTTTCAAAAACATACAGCTTTCCATCATAATCAAAATATGCTCGATATATTGTTTTTTTATCATTCATGGCTATCTCTCCTCCCGCAGTCCGATTATCAAAGCCATCAGTCCGAAGTAGACAGCAAACCCCAAAGGGTTATTATACCGTGCCATAAGTATCGCACAGCTTACTCCAGCGAGTATGATCCCGATAATCAGATTTATGCACTGTTTCATGGCTATTTCTCCTTCTCCATTTCCACCACTTCGCACCATTTGCCATTCTCTTGTTTACACTCATTCCCGACCACTATCCCGCTTTTGATAATAGCCTCGTGGGGCATACATTGGGAGGAACGCCATATAGCAGGATTAGGGTGTTCTTCTGAGAAACGAAACCTCCCGCTATCGTCATGTACTTCTACGCCATATTCATCTAAAAATGGTATTTTATTCTCAACACACAAGTCAGTCCATTCGCACCATTCATCCTCATAAGACCTATCAATGAGAGTGATTGTTTCCCCATCTGCTTTATATTCCAGTATTGCATCGCCGTCATCGGTAAAAGTGCTATACCGCCAGCACTCTCTCAACAGGACGGTGGAGTTGAGTGTGAACTTAATCTCAACAGCATCACCTCTTCCGTCTCCTTTCCAATAGGCAAATTCTTTACCCATAGAACTTGTAATGCCTTGATACTCTGGGCTTACACAATCAGGTTGTCGTCTTGTCGGTTTCACAATCACCATCGTACCACCGACTGGCAGGGTGAGCCAGTGGCGGGCTTCTGGTTGGGTTAGGTTATGATAGATTGGGTTCATTTCATAAAGTCCTTGAATGTTGGTCTGTTGTTATACCAGTTCGTGTATAACTTTCCATATTTTATCCATAGAATGAAGTTAAAATCACTTCCGATTGTAATTGCTTTTAACCATACAATCACAAAACAGATTGTTATTAAATTCTCCATCTCACTCCTCGCTTTCTATCTCTAATCACCAGATATTAAATGTTCTACCGCTTTGCTATCATCATTGCCAGTGTATAGAAGCGTTGTTGCTCTCTTTCCGTATTCCTTCCGGTAAACAGAAAAATCACCATCAGTATTTATCAACCATTTATCTTCATAGACAATTCTGGCAGGATGATTTTTTATAAATTCTATAATTGTCATGGTTTTATCCTTTCAAAGCTGATCGCCCAAACAAGGGGATTTGAGTCCCATGCCTTCGGGTTGTCGATACCGTAAATAGATGTCCAGAGTATTTCAAACGAAAAGGTATAACATGGTGAACCGTCTATATTCCCAACATACTCGGACTCTAAACACCCTTCCGCTTTCGCATCTTCATCTGTTATATCTTGAAGATTTTGGAGTCGTATATCGGTGATTTTGAGCGTGATACGAGAATCTTTTTTTGAAAGAAATAGTGGCGAAACCTTTGTTAATTCATCCCTTCTCGCAATTTTCCTTTCGCCGTCAGTTAAATCAGCATCATAAAACAACTTTATAGGACTAAAATCCACTTTCCACCACGTCTCTTTCACCCACAACTCATCGCCGATAAATCCATATCTGCAATCAACGCATTTTTCGGTTACTATCCGTCTTGTCTGCGTCTTGCGACCGTCAAGGATAGCAAGCACCTCATCACGGCCGAATATTATTGGCTTTGACATTGACCGAATCCTTCTCTCATTTTATTCCCACAGTCTTTACAGATAAATACAACGATATTTATATCATCCTCGTCTATATCTTCACCGATGTTGTCCGAACCGCATTTATCACAATTTGGCATATCACACATCGCTTTCTTTTGCCTTATTGGATACATAGGAAATATCTACAACCCTTGATACTCTGAATCTTTTGCCACATTCGCTACAGTCAAAATCAATTTCCCCTTCTAATCCATCGCCAAAATCAACTTCCCATGAATCATGTTCTGCATGTCCACAATACAGACATATTATCTCTCTGGTATATTGCGTATCAAATTTAGGCATAAGTTTTAGTGCCCCTGAGCCACGCCGCTCTGACGGCAAGGGCTGTGCCGGTAATTAATATTAATTCAGTATGGGTTATTGAAAGGAAACTCAATAACCTGAATTGGTACACCAATAACATTCCCGCAATTATCGCATTCCCATTGACCCGCCCAACCCTCCTCGTGAGCGCAACCCATTGTCATTTCGCAACCACATTTAGGACACTTCATATTATTCTCCTTTTTTCTTGCTGGCGAGGTGCGCAAAATATATAAACGCTGCCTCGCCAGACCCGCCGATTTGACGGATTAACTCTTAAACAGCCCATCAGCGTCTTTTTCTTCTGGTTGCGTTGACGGATCGGCGATGGTTTCTTTCTTTGGCCTACCTTTGTGTCCACCTGTCGCAGCGGCTTCCTGTTTTGAATTGGTGAAAGCCTCACTATCACCGGAATGTTTTTTCTCACTTTCAATGGGCGGGAAAGCCTCGTCAATTTTCGCATCACCTTGCTTGATTGCGGTTTTTATGCCGGTTAACATTTCAAGATCGGCAAGGTTGATTTCCTCCACTCCGGTTCGTCCGAGTCTCGCAAGGAAACGATCCATAGTTACACCGAGCGTTTGTGTGAAGTAAGAAACCACCTTTGATCTGCGATCCGAAAGCGTCTGTGCATCACCAACGGCTACTGTTCTGGCAGAGTTATAAATTTTATTGACATAGGCCCTTGGTATAACCCTGAGTATTGCATTGCGGAGAGCAACCGAACAAGCTGCCATTCCGGTAACGCCGATCATATCAATATTGAATTTCTTTCCGTATTTGTTCACAATCCGGCGTTGCACCTCAACGGTTGCGGCCGTGTTCTTTTCGAGATCATGGCAGACGCCCTGGGCAACTATAAAATCACCCTGTTCTCCGATGATTCGTGCGCCATATCTTAGGTTTCCCCACGCACAACCAACGATCTCAGCAAGCCGAATACTTGGTCCGGGAATAGTATCACCGGCTCTCGGCAAGTGATAAATACATGATTCTGCTGTATCGATGTCGATGGTCGCCATTTCAGTAGCATCCCGAAGTACGTTCGCAACCGAACGCGGAAACCGCTTTGCTGTTGATATTTGCATATCGATTTCGGCTCGCGTGAAAGCGTCCATTGCCGTTTGCGGTATAACTTCAGGTACACCTTCCATAACTTCAACTTCTTGGGATTTCACGACATCATGGTCGATAACTTTTGCATCTTCAAAATTATTCATGGCTAACTTTCTCCTTAGATTATTTTACGCCCTTTGGCATACATGCAAATTCCGAAATATCCGCACCAATCCGGTGAACACCACCACGATCCGGGATAGGCTGGCGGGAAAATCCCGGCATCGAATTGCTTTGATACAGTTTTAACTCTTTCAATAACAGATTTTTCATACTCTGGCGTTGTATTTGCCTCCCTTTTGTCAATACACACCTGACGTTCAGCGTCCCAGATACAATCATCACCCTTCGGGCCGTTCTTCATGTTTGTCAATACACAAAATTCAGCACCGACATCACCATATCCGTTTTCACGTATAAGCATACGATAAATAACCGGCTGTATTTCCTCTTCTTCGCGTCCCCTTGACCAGCGTTTCCCGGCTGTTTTTATATCACGAAGTTTACCGTCCACAACCACATCTGGCTTGCCTGATATGTCAGCTCCAATTCCAATATCAGCGATTAATTGTTCTTCGATGAGTGCGACTTTCTCATCATGTATAGCGATGTTTTCGTGATAACTGCCAGTGGATGCAAGCGATTCATTGAGCGCAGTATTGAGGATGTTGTTCTTGTCGGCCTGTTCATCTTTGTTTAGCCACACGCCTTCCTCGGAGACTAATTTTTTAAACGTCTCATTGGTTATATCAAGGAGATCGTTAATGGGGGGGTAATCGCCAGTTTTAACTTTGTGTTTATAATCATGCTCTATACCAGCGTGGACAGACGATCCTTTCCGTGCGGCTACCCCGGGCGGGATAATGATGTTTTTTATATATCTCAGATAGACCTGATGCCCACACTTAGAAGCCATATTGAGCATTGATTGTGAAAGTGTTAGTGCCATTTTCCTTTTCCTCTCTCTCGTTTTGTTACTTGATAGTAACCGATTCTTTGACTGTTCTTTCCTTCCTGCGCCTATCCTTGCATTTGTTCTCGAATCTGTCGGCTTCCTTGATGCTTTTGAAAGTCCCAAATTTAATGCCGTCAATGTGCAGGTCGTACTTCCCTTCCGCTATTCCTGACTATCCTTGTTACTGTCATTTTAAACCCTTTCGCGCCTCTTAGGGCACAAATAAAGCCTATACTCCGAGTTATCGTTTATACTACAAAATGAAGCATCATAATCAGGATATGATTTTATAATCGTAGAAATTATCCTGCTGTTATCGGCTGTTACTACGATATGTTCATTCGTGTCTGAATCCCGTGAAATAATAGCGACCGAAACGCCATGAAAAGACTTCATAATTTCAATAGCGTCTTTTTCTGTTTTCGCTTTTACCGCTGTCATTTTACACCCTTTCCGGTATATATCTACGATAGAGTTCAAAGGTATTTTCGCCTATTCTTTGTACAAGATTTTCGTCTAAAAACTCATCGAACCGTTTTGCATCCTCGTCCTTGTCGAATTTTGCAATGACCATCAATAATCCGTCCATGTCTATACAGCCGATAAACGCATCTTCGGCACGTTCATAGAAAATCTTGGCATCTCCCCAATCATCGAACTCGATTTCGTAAACGATTGCCCTGTGCTTCCAAATTCTTGACATCTCGTATCTCCTTTATTCTTGCCAGTACTTCTTCCATTGTGGGCATTCTTTGTGCCCCGACAGTCGGTACTTTCACCCCGAAAAGCCTGCGCAGTTCATCGGCGTTGATACGGTGCTGGCTGGTCGGTGTTAACCGGTGGTCGGTCAGTTTACCGTCGTTAATCAACCGGAGTAAAAACGCTTCTGAATACGATGTCCGTTCTGCCGGCTTCCCTGAGTGAGTACAGTTGCATTATTCCTGTTCCTTATCCGTGTTCTTGATTTCTTCCAACAGGTGCTCGACCGATTCAAGCAGTTTGTTTGTTGATTTCAGTAACCGGCTTTTCTCGTTTGAATCAAGCCTGCCGTCAGCGTAGGCGATCCGGCGCAACTCTGATATTTTCGCCACGTCAATAACAAGCCCCTCGATGTCATCCCGCAAGTCACCGTTCTTTTCTTTCGCTTTCGTTTCGATAAGCTCCAGCCCTTCACAGCGGTTAACAAACCACTGTATGATTCCTATCTCTTTTGTGTTGTTGAACAAAGCAGGGAAAAACTCAGGAGCCGGAGTCTTTTCCCCTTCGAGGCATTTATAGAGGGTGCTCTGAGACACACCCATCTTTTGAGCGATGTCGTCTATTGTGGGTGTGTCTTTGGTCTTATTGACAATAAACATCGAGTAAAGCAGAATCCGTAAATCACTTTCTTCCCAGTTACTTCTCATATATGCCTCATTGTATAAGTTCAGTCCTGTTTTTGTATTGTTATCGTTCTTTAAATGAGTTAATTTTTACCCAGTAAAACAGAAAGAGGTACTCGATGAGCTTTCCGTATCGGCATAAAAAAACCGCCCAACAGTTTCGGCTCCGGTCTGTTCTTGAAATACCAGGCATTCTCGGTCCGGATCTGCTCGGCGGGGGAGGCGTAACGGCTACCGTCGAACACACACGAGAGGATAACGCGCTTCTCAAATATGTACGACACAACCGCGCCACTTCTGATGTTTGGGGATCGGCGAGTCCCTGGGTTCGGTTTAAGAATTTGTTTCATCACTCTCTCCTTTTTGTGCGGGGGCGGCGAAAGGAAACGGGAGTTGGTCAGACTCACCGGAAAGGAGAACCACCGCCCCGCGGGGGGTTATTCCTTTGTGGAAACCGGTTCGTTGTTGAGAAGAACATTGACGATTTCCATTTTGTTCTTCTCGTAGTACCGTTCAAACATTATCTTGTTGTAATCGTGCGGATCGGTTTCGCCGATAAGGGCACGGCGCACCACCGTTTCATCAAGTCCGATCTCAGAAGAAAATTGTTTAAACGTCTGCCTTCTGAGTATTCTGTACCTGTTAAGATGTGAGAAAATGTCGTTCATAAGTTGTCCTTATATTGTGTCGTTGTATATATAATAATGCTACAATAGGGCTTTGTCAAGTATTTTCTTCAAATAATGTATTTATGTTGTAATGTTATTGTATTATTGATATTTATACTTGACAAACAGGAGTATTTTTTATTGATTTTCACTATGGAACAGAAAAGTTTTGTCAAAGAATGGATGGAATTGCGCGGGATGAACGCATATGCGCTTTCCGAGATAGCGCATGTGAGCAGAAATACGCTGTATCGGTTATTTAAAAACGTAGATTATGGTCGTTACGCTCCCCGTAAAGCTGTCGCCGATGCGCTTGGGGTTACTATAGAGCAGTTACGGAAGCCGCCGGGAGAGGAAAGCCAGAACAGTTCTCCCATTGTCGAAAAGGAATTTTTACTTTCACGTGACGAACGGGATATAAAGATGCGGATCACAGAGCTTGTTTATTTTGAATTTACAAAGGAGGAGTTAAAACAGATTTTGGGCTATCTGGAGGGAATAAGGGAAACGCGCATTCAAAAGACAGGCGCTTCGTTACAGGGATAAGATTTTTAGTCTTATCTCTCAGGGAATATTGGGTCAATCATATAAGATCAGCTTCGATGAGCTGTTTTTTTTGAGGTCGATAGTTAATAATTTAGAGGAATAGTGTGATATAGTAAGTATTATATAAATTTATCATTAATGCTTATGTTATATTAAGTGGTTTATAATGAAAATTTTATTGATAATTATCATTTACCTCTTTCTTCTTTTTCTTGCGCTCGTTTTCAATCGCGGAGCTCATAAGAATGACAAGGATGAAGATGATGATTTAAAAAAACTATTTGGAGGTAAAAAATGAAAAAGCTTATACTTCTATTTTCTGTTTTATTTCTCTCTGTTGGTTGTCTTGAGGGGCCAACTGGTCCGCAAGGTGAAAATGGTGATCAGGGTGCCCAGGGAGAAAAAGGCGATACCGGGGAACAAGGCACACAGGGGGAGCGGGGAATCCAGGGTATTCAAGGCGAAAAGGGGGATAAGGGGGATGGAATAGTTGAATACAAAACATTTATCCTGACATCTGATAATATGACTATTGATTATAGCTCTGCATTAGGATTATATTTCTACCTTATATCACTACAAGATAATTGGTTCGAGAAGGGATGTGGTTATGTATGTGAACAAAATTATCTTGACGGTACATCTTATTTTGTTTCCGGTGGTGATATAAATCAATTTTCTATTTTTGATGGGGGTTGTGTTTATGGATTCACGAGCATTTCTAATACACTTGAGATCGGATGCTCAATAATATTTTATAAAATAAAATCGAGTTAAATAGATGAAAAAACTGGTCGCCATGACAGTCACCAGTTACGGTCGTTGTCAGGACTGCGGTAAACCCTGGCTCTACACATGGTTCATAAGCAAAGACTCACATTTCCCCCTTGAATGTACCTATTGCCATCACAAAGCCGTGCTCCGCATTGAGAAAAGCGAACTCACGCCCGATGATGAAATTACTGTGTATAATGAGATTGTACGGCGAGAGAATAAAGGTGAATGACAAAACCTCTCTATCATATCTTTAAACGCTCAAACTCCCCAAACTGGTACGTCTGGTCAATCCGTAACGGTAAGCAGTACCCTAAGTCAACCGGTCTCTCTGTCAACCAATACACCCGCGCCCAGGCTCAGGAGCTTGTTAACGAGGCATCAGGCATCGAAACGCCATCAGAGTTGACTATCGGCAAGCTCCGCAACTATATCATATACCGTATGGCAAAAGAAAACCGTTCAGAGCGCACTATCAAACAGTTCCGTATTTCTATCGATTGGCTCGCCTCGATTTATGGCGAGGAGTACAGCGTTTCACTCATCGACCGTTCGGTAATATGGAAAATGAAGGAATATGGGTACAACAGGCGCGTTACTCCACACACGATTAACACCATGATAGCTTATATCCACTCCGCTTTCAATATCCTTGTGAGGGATAACAGGATCACCGGGAACCCGTTTTCACACTTTGAGCGGGTAAAAGCCCCGGGAAGTGACCGCAAGTCGCTCGATCACAAACAGTTCAGCCGGTTTCTCGCCGTCCTGAACGCATGGAAACACGAACCGGCACGGCGTTTAATCCGGATCATCCTGTTCACTGGACTGCGCCGCACTGAAATCCTCTATCTTAAAAGAACAGATATTGAACTATCAAACGGGATCCCTGTCCGTTTCCGCCCAGTCAATGTCAAACGCCGGGATAAACGTCAACGCTGGCTTGCTATACCTAAAAGCGCACGGGAGGATATACAGTGGTTTCTTGACAGGGGCAGGGGAGATATGCCGTTTAAAGTCTGCGAAAAGTCAACCATCACCCACTGGGCGAAAGAGATGTTTGTGGCTGCCGGGCTGCCAGAATTTAATACCAAGTCTTTACGACACACGTTTGCGACCCGCGCCCTCGAAATGGGAATCTCAATAAGAGACCTGCAAAGATACCTTGACCATTCAGATACGAGGATCACTGAAATTTATGCGCACGACCTCGACCGGCGGGAGCTTGAAATTGACATTGGGGAATGACCTAAGTGGCGTTTTTGTGAGTTACAATAAAACTTACAATAAAATCGGAGTTAAGTGTAGTATTTATAACACTTGCAATCTCACTCGTAATGAGCAGGTAGCTGGTTCGACTCCAGTCGTTGGCTCCACTTTAAAAACAACAACTTACAGCATATCGACCTCACGACAAAAACCACACACTTACAATAAAAGTTACAATAAACCCAAAATCACTTACATCGATTTTATAAACAGCAAGAGCCACCAATATAGTGGCTCTGCTGCGGCGAGAGGAGAAAGGAAAGTCCGATTGATAGGCTCAATCGGGAAAGCCTGTTTTTATAAGTGTGTTGTATAAATACCGTGTTCATCAGGCTCAAGAATAACAGGATCGGCAAGATAAATATTGCTTTCCCTGTGTATACCATGATCCTTGTCAAAGTAGAATATCTTTTGACTCGGTATGCAAGCCATCTGCATTTTATTAATCGACAAATCAGAACCGCCAACCATAGTTCCATTGACTATAGTTTCATCGCCTATGTTTGCGGGAACGTGAAAATGACCACCTAATTTGTAATGTATCTTCATGCCAAACAGACTGTCGAGCCTACGAGCTTTCCTGTCTAATCCGTAATAAGGTATCCCCATGTAACTGTTGACATCGCTATTGTGGTTAAGGGAAAAATTAAACCTACCATTACGGATAAGCATGGTCGGGCTTTCTGATATAAACACAGAGACATTGGTTTGTTTAACCAGGGATTCTTTAAGCAACCTGAATAACAGGTAATCAAAGTTGCTTTTAGGATGAGTCTCGCCCTTACCGCCATGTCTGCCATGATTTCCAATAACCATGAAAAGTTCTATTTGCGGGAACTCAGAAGCCAGTTTAAGTATCGTATTAACATAAGTATTAAGGCATATCATTAACTGTTCAACGAGAATTGTATCAATGAAATTCTGCTGGCCCTTAAAGATCAATTCTCCCTCGACATGATCCCCTAACATATAGATAAGGAGTTTATTTAAACCAAGTGATGCCTTGTCCTGTTCACGAAATATAAGTATTTTATTGAGCCATATAATCATTCGCCTTTTAAACAGTTCAATATTGTATTCAGAAACGCCTTGTACCCAATCAGAATCGACACGTTCACCGACCTGGTCGTCTGATTTCATGGCGTGAAATTCTTGTGCGTGTTTTGCTTTCTCAGGTTTTGGAACATGCTCTGCTTTAAAAGAGCATTTAGTGATAGCCGAAAGGCAGTTTTCGATAAAAATGGCATTAAGATTTTTTTGATGATTGTTTTCTTTAATGAGTTTTTCATTCTTTAAAGTCAGGAGTTTAACTTGATTTTGTGGAGAAAAGGCTTCTTGTTCTGTGGCGGTATTGCCTCTATATCGTTTGATGCCGAAGTAATCAGTCCAGTTGATTTGATGCCGTCTTAATGAGGGGCGTGATGGTTTATTGGGTATATTTAAGTTGTCATACTGTTCTGTTGAAATATCTCCATACTGTTCTTTGATTTCTTTTAAACGATTCCTGATTGATTCATTATCCCATACACACCGTTTATCGGTCATTCCACTTCCTTTATAATCTCTTTTCCGTGATCCAATGCTTCTCGATATTCCTCAGTACTCGCAATTATTTTTATTATATCAACAGCCTCATCTAAAGTTTGCACATGCCAGCCTGCCAATTCTCGTACAAATCTGTGTTCATGGATATTCCCGTTTTCCATTACAAGAATTATTATTTTGGGTGTTGGTGCAGATGTAGCCCATCCCAATTCAATCATAGTACCAATAGATACCTTTAGGGCTTTTAATAAATTCAATAAAAATATATCACATCGTGCCACATCGAATCTATCACGCTGTACTATTGCTTTGCCTGTTGAATTTATATGTTGATCATAGCAGTCTTTAATTGATGCTTCCTTTAATAGGTAGTCTTTACCTCTCATTGGTGATAATATCTCGGCATATCCACGCAACAGGCGAGAAATTTCATTTCTCCAATCTGTCACCGAATGATATGTACCACCACTTATCGTACCAGATGGATAAACTTTTAACATTCTTCCCTCGCCGATGCAGTAACCTTGCGATTATTCAAAATCCTTATGGCTATGTTATTGATAGCTCCGAGCAAATCTTCTTCACTGCCAGTCCGGTGAGCTTCAACTATTTTTTTTACAGCCTGCCCTTCGCAATACGACAATCCCCATGCCTCGATAGTAGCGGATATTTGTTTTTCAAACGGTTCATCGGTTGCATGGCGTTCTTTCCCCTTGCCAAACGCAGCCTGTGAATAAGCATCGTTTAATACCGATTCCAGCGAGTCATAATTATAGTCTCGCCTTATCGCATCTTGCGTTTCTGCATCCCCCAAAACGAGTCCTGTTGATACCATTCGATACTCCTCGTCTGTGAGCATGTGATTGACTATCTCTGTCTGCTCTTCTTCATCATCGAACGGTTCAATTTCCCCACCTTTTTCAATAAACCCTCGTGCCATGATTCACCTGCCTGTTATGCCAGTTTGTCATTTCAAGTTGTTGTTTATTTTGCAACAACTGTCGCCATTTTGTCTACGGTTGAACTTGTCTGGTCAGTTATCCTGTATTTCCAGATAAGTGATTACCATTTTGTTGACATCAACAAATAGGTTTGACCGCCCCGATATAGTGTTGCAAATATGCCAATCAAAACTAAAGACCTGTGGTTTGCAACAACACGGCACAGGTGTCCGAATTTCGTCAAGAGCGGTCATTTGTTTGTGTTTAATTCTTTTGTGGCTTTTTCGTACAATTCACGTTCTTTTTGTGTCCAAGCATGGTCATGTTCCAGTAGTGCCATTGCTAATGCGTCTAATGCATCTAAAATTACCATATTATCCATGATAGTACTCCTTGCGCCCGTAATATTTGCACCGTTTCTTGTTCTCTGGATTAAAGTCAGCCCATGACTGTTGTTCTGCCGGCACTGTTCCGCTATCCTTGTGCCGGATACACTTATCCCGTTTAAAACAGTCTTTGTTACCGCACATTGTCAGGTCAATGGCTATCGTCTTGCTCTTGTCTTTCATAGTCCTCGTCTGTCTCAAAACAGGGACAGTCTTTGTCGGTAAAATCACCCGGACATTTACCCATACCCGCTTGACCTGTTCCGTAAGCGCACCGGGCAAAATTACACAGTATCGGATCGCCTTCGGGTCTGTACTTATCCCATGACATTATTTCACACCGTTCTTTGCTTTTCTTACAACTGCATTTTTCGCACCGGCAGTCATCCATCCGACACCGGCAGCAATTACCGACCCGGCATACGGATTCGTTAAAGGCGAGAACAGCATACCGATACCGAGAAGCATGATACCGACACCTTGAATACGGTCGTGTTGCCACCAGTGAGATTTCTTTTCTTCCTGTTTAGGATCGTCAGCCATTATTATCAGACCTTACGCCTTCAATAAACTTCTTTGTAAATGTGCCAATAGTATTGTCAACCAAATCCACAAAATACGGTTCAATGATGGTCTGCCAAAATGGAGCGGTAAATTTGAACTTTGATAGTCCCAATGTCATAGCCACGCCGAGTCCATAAGCAAACTTGCCGACAAGGGCTTGTATCTTATCATTCGGTATTGCCTTTAACACATAAAGAAGAACAACCGTCACGAGTCCGATAATAAGAGACGGTGCAGTTGCGATTGCCTTAACTGTTTCCATGACACCAGCAAACGCTGTAGCCGAAAAAGCCACAAGAAGAACAAAAAATACTACGATAAAGCGTTTCATTTCAGGCCTCCAATGGTAAAGAGAGTTGTTGTTTTTCGTACTCAATGCGTTTCTGTGCTATCCCGTAATAAGTAGGGTCAATTTCAATGCCTATATAACGGCGGTTGGTGCGGATACAGGCGACTGCGGTTGTACCCGAGCCGAGAAATGGGTCAAGGATAAGGTTGCCCGGGCCACTAAAAGAATTTAAAACACGGACCGTAATATCTTCTGAGGTATATCCCGGATGTCCCCAATTATTCTCTTTAAAAAACCAACCTAATCCGGGCATCTGGCAATTATGCCAAACATTTCTTGTGTATTGGACCGGGGCAATATTGGTGAGAATCGTAGAAAACTGATTGCTAAATCCGAATCTTATTGCGCCTTCGGGTGAATAGGTTAATTGAATCTCTCTATAGTCTTTCCCAAGATATAACCACCATTGGAGTTTATATTTCGTGGGGACCATAAGGGCGCATTTATTTCCGCTTATTCTTTTTATTTCCCGAGTCCATCTAAAAATATTTTTAAAATATTCCTTATCGGGTAAATCATCTTTATAGGTCCCATATTCTTTACCAACATTGTATGGAGGGTCAAACCAACACAAGTCCACGCATTTATCGGGCATTCCCTTTAAAAGCTCAAGGCAGTCGCCACAATAGATATTGTTAGCTTCAAGCATTAAAGTCCCAAAATCAAAAGTGTTATCCCGATTATTCCCCGTGCGATATGAAGCACCATCACTTTCCAACCTGTTATTTTTATTGAAACGAAATCCGCGAAATTGATATGCTCGTAATCCCTAATCGTGCCGTACCGTGCGATACTGTAGCCTGCCTCCGATAATTCCCATAGCATACAAGCTGAACCGGTAAGCAGATAAACATTGAAAGGAGTCGTGATAAGAAGATGCCCAAGCAGGAGAGCCGCGAGGTCACGAAGGCAGGCTATTTTGTGATACCATTTCTTGAACCATATATGGTTACGGACACCGTTTGAATACTCGCCGATGTGCATCGGATCGCCGTGCATGATATGTATCATGCCCTCGTGCAGTCCACGAGTGAAACCGAATGATAAAAGAGCGGTAAGGTACAGTGCCATGTTATCCCCTTCGACCAACAAAAAAAGGAAAGGAGAAACCCGCAACCCCACGAGACACCGTGCGGTGCTATTTCTCCTTTCCCCTTTTTAAACCTAACAAAATATAACAAATATCTACTATTATGTCAAGCGAAAAATACGATTAAACACTAAATATTAATGACCAGTTCAAAGTGCGGGTAGTCTTTAAACTTTTTCCAGTGTCCGCCCCATGCTATTTGTATATTGAGCAGGCTCGCAACCTCAAGGACACGCCCGGCAAGCTCGTGAAAGCGCTTCAGATCGTCCCAGTCAATAGGGTAGGGCGCAAGGTCAACGGCGAGGCTTGGCATTGTGTTATGTTTGCTCTTAGGGTATTCCAACTGGCTCGCACCGCTGTTATAGGCGTTATTCTGCTCGGTTTCATCACGATACCCGCATAGAACCATGAAGTCATAGTCCTGTATCACCGTGCGGCATACCGTCTGGATACTCGCATGGCATGTCAGCAGGCGTTGTTCTGAGACGTTGCTGAAATTATACATCGATTATTTCATCCAGTTTTCAACCATCGTTATCAAAACAGGAACAAATAACAGTCCGAGAACTGTCAACCCGCCGGTAATAAACATGCGCCACCGTTCAAGAACCTGGACCCGGCCGTTTGTTTTGGTAACCTGGTCGTGGACTTCACTCAAGACACCGCCGAGAGCGTCCAGTTTTGAATTTACCTGCTCGAAACACATATCAATCTCCCTCTTACTATATGAACGCGGTTCAGCCATCTTCTATTCTCCTGATTTTATAGGAGTATCTTCTTTATTTTTATTAACAATCAAGCCTTTCAGCGCATCGACTTTCCCGGAGATATAGGTTACTTTGCTTGCCATGTTCCTCGCCCGTTCAGTGCAGTAATTATGTTCGTTGGCACATGCCTGCATTTCGGCTGTAAGCCTCTCAATTTCTTTTTTGATTTCATCTTCTGTAAGCATTTTTATATCCCCTTATGCGACTGTCCATGATGCTATTACACCATCGTTGATTACAACTGTATGGATACCACCGTCATTATCTGTAAATTGGAGTCCGGCGGTTGTGAGTCCCAGTGCCCGTATATCGTATGTACCCGCTCCAGTACGCTTCATAAAACCATTCGAGCTGAAGTCTCCGTCCATGATTGCGCCAGCAGCCGCAACATTGGCAGCATCCGTTACGTCCGCAGCAGTCTCAACGCCATCGAGTTTCGAGCCGTCTGCGCTTACATCACGACCGTCTATAGTCATGGTGTGGGCGTTAGAATTGTGGCTATGAAATGTAGAGGTATCTCCGGCATGTGCGCTTACATCCACACCATCGACCGTTGCGCTTGCGGTGGATAGTGTAATGTTTCCAGCAATAGTCAGATTGCCTTTAAAATAAGCGCTTCCTTCATAACCTATCTCGGATTGCAAAATCCACTCAGATGTTACCCATCTGTAATGTTGAAATGGCGAAACGTAATTGGTATTTTTGCTTCCTAAATGCAGCCAGTGGTCACCGAGTATTGCCCAATTTGCATCATTATTAATAATATCGCCTACTTTGATATAGTTCCCGTCTGAGGCGTGCATCTCTATCATATTATTATTTGATGAATCATAAAATATGAGGCTTTTTGAGGCGGCACTCAGAACGGCTCGTTCATAATGACCAGTAAGCCCTGTATCTGTCTGTACTGTAAGTCCGGTAATGGTTCCAGCCGTAATGTCGTCGGCGTTGAGTGCACCCCTGACCGTCATGGTTGTGCCATCCCATGAGATATATTTACTTGCACTTTGATTCCCGACAAAAAACTCACCCGTGCCGGAGTTGTTCTTTATTCTCACCGGCCATGTGGCGGTCGCTAAATCCCAGAATCCAATATAATCTTCGGTCATATAGATTCCGGTATCCAATGGCGTTGCGTCATCATTTGTGAATCGTGCGGGCACGCTGGCTATATTTGTTCCCCAAGTGGCTCCTGCAGTTGCACCATTTTCTATCGAGGTGATTGTTGTTCCCGCAATCGTTCCGGCTCCACTGGCAATCACCAATGTATTATTATCGAGGTCAAAATAGGTGGCTCCGCTTGCGCTCTGTATTTTCCCGGTCGTTATAAAACCGCCGTTTATGAGCGTCTGCCCGTATGTCAATGACAATCCACGGGGCGTTGAGCCTGCGGTTGAATGCAGAATGCCGATGAGGAAATACCAGTATGTTGTTTGGTCAGCCTGATAAGCGGTATCCGAAACAAGCACCGTATTACTACCATCGGCGTAACTATCTTTTTTACATTTTGCATAGAGATAGTAAGCCGTTCCGGTCGTCAGCCCACCGGCTTCATAGGTTGTATTCGCAACAAGCGTCCATGTCCCGATATTGTCAGCTTCAGATGAATCGATATTGAAGTGCGTGAGGTATCCGGCGCCTATCGAGAGTTTATTATTGTTTCCAGCATAATTCGGTTTTATCACAACGCCGTTTAATTCAAAGTTGCCCGATTTTGACCCAGCTTCAAGCATGGCGGTTGTTATCGAAAGCGGTCGAATATTGCCGTCCTCGAAATACCCGTCATCGGGATCGAACACCATTGACTTCAGTTCTTCAGTATCCCTCCATGACCGCCGTGAACGCCACAAATCACGGACAGGGGAGGCAGCAATCTTTTTTTCTGCATTATCCGCTTTCTTGTATGATGTCAGCAGTGTGCTTAAATATTCAACCTGATCCGAAAGGACAAGCGTGTATTTATACGGCTGGATTCCTTGTCGTGTCAGTTCGATAATGCGCACCTTGAGATTAACACCTAAATCGGTATCGGTAATTGTCGCGGTATCGCCGACCGTCAAGTTTACGCCGTGCGACTTAAAATATTTCCAATCCGGCGTTAAATCATAGGTAACTCTCGGATGGTCGTATTTAGCGATATGGCTCGTTGCGAGAGCCAGTAATTCATTTTCGGCGGCTGCTATGTATGAGGCAGGCATTGTTATATCGATTAAAACGTAGGTATCGGTCGCCGCCGGATTGATTGTCGCGCTCGGAACTGTCGTTCCATCTTCGAGGACAACGGGTATTACCTCAAATTCTTTCGTTGAATTATTGAACGAGGTTATATCGAATGTGTAGCCTGCGCAGTCGCCTGTCAGGAAATTCACCTTTGCGGTAATGCCCGAAATCAAGTAACTGTTGACATCGAAGTCGATTGCCGAATCGGTGAACTTGGTATCGCTTGCAACCGATGAAACCGTCCCTGTCCGGCGAGGGAATACATCATCGAATATTACGGAACCCTCGATAGTGCCATAGGTTGCCGTTCCGCTTTCAATATAATTGACACCGCCCGTGTTGAGTTCAAGCCGTAACTTCCCGTATGACGAGCCTAAATTCTTTGTTGAGCCGTAAGCATAGAGCCGTGTAATGATGTTGCTCGTATCAATCGGTCGGCGCCGGATATTATGGAGTCCGGATTTATATTGGAAGGTCAACCCGCTATCATGTGTTTTTTCATCCGAGAATGAAATAACCTTGCGAGCAAACGAAAACTCGCCATGAAACTCATCACACAGTTTTTGGATCACCTGTCGGCAATTCTCGCCCTCGAATTTCAGGAGCTTATATTCGGTATTAGTCTGCGTGCATGTACCTTTTGTCCAGACTCCAGCTCCGGCGATCCGGTTCATGTTGGTAATGAGTAAATCAAGAAAACCCTCAAGGTCGTTCATGAGGTAGAAATCGCCTTGATTGCTCGAATCAAGGTACATTACTTTTGCGAAGTCGTAGTATACCGACTCAAAGGTAATGGTATAAACAAACTGATTGGTGGCGTTTTTTGTTATATCGGGAAGGGTATTGATGTAGTAATTGAGACCGTTCCATCTGATATAATCACCGATAGTTATATTGAGCGGATCGGTGGTTACGGTTTCAACGTGGAAATAGTTTTCACCAAGTGTTTTCTGAACGAATACCGTTTTTTCGTCTATATTAAAACTGTCGATAACCGATGAATTTCTGTAAACAGATAATTTCATTCCATTAATACCTTGTTACTAATCCCGAATCGCCATCGATTCCGAGATAGAGATAGGGTGTAAATTCAATATCAGCTTGACCGCCGAGAGACCGGATTGCATACATGGCGAGCATGGCATCAAATACAGTATCGGATTTCCCTGTCAACCTGCGGATCGCATACATGGTGAGGAGTGCATCAAAGACGGTATTTGACGATCCTGTCATATTACGGACAGCATAGAGTTTCAACATACGGACAATATTAACACTATCATCTGCCATTGTGTGGAGAGTCCCATTTCCAGCATTATATTCGGCTTTATTCCATGCGGCGGAACGGGCTGTGTTGGAAAACCGTATTTCATCAAGAAGACCATCCCATCTATAGCCACCTGCCCATTGACCGATGTATAAATCTGCTGTAAATACTATATTAAAGGCATCATAAGTGCTCTCAATAAAAGCACCACCATCAAGTGCCGCTTTGAATTTTAAATTATCCTTATCACAAACTAAAGTAAAATAATGCCAGTTACCATCACTGACATTCCACCCCGCAGGAGTTAAACCACTATAATGAGTTCCATCATAGATATAAAACTGTATACTTTCATTAGAATACTTTTCAATATAAAATCTAACACCGGTTGGGTCATAAGTTGATATAATATTTGTTTCGCTGCCGGTAGATGATGTATTAAACCATCCTGAAATGGCAAAACTTCCCGTCCCGGGGTCAAGACTTGCTGGATGCCCCAAATTGATATTATCGTTTGACCCGTCAAAGTCCTGCGCTTTCCCTATTTTCCCTGCCGCCTCAACCGGCTCGTTTGCACCCTTCTTTGTGCCGTCATTGTTATTGGCTGTGGAATCTGCTATATGGGATGTGTCCGGGCTATCGTTCATATGCTGAACCATTACAAAATTGGCATCCCATACTGCCGTAGGGTCAGCGCCATCTGCAGCACCCGCATTCCCATAATACATATAGTAAATTGTGTCGGTTGAGCTTGAAACAGAGTGTATCCTAATATGGTATTCGGCTGTTTCGCCTACATTGTCATGCGATACACGTTCATAGCTTAAAAGCGTATTGCCATCATCAGACGTAAACCGTATATCATACCCATCGGAGCGGGCTTTCGTAAAATCAAAATTGCCGCTATCAAGAACAACGGTATCTACAAAATCAGTTAAATCACTGTCGATTTTTGTATGGTCGATAGTGATTTTTGCGCGATACAACCAGTCGGCAAGTTTATTAACAGTAATATTCGACTGCCCAGCCATATTGCGGTATCGCGACAATTTCCCAGCCGCATCAAAACTAATAGCAACTGTACCAGCCATATCACGATTAGCCATATATCACAAACCTCTTAATCAACCGTTACATCAAGTGCGCCGTCAGCCCATTGCGCTATATCATCTGTTTCAACCGGTTGTGCAGTATTGAGTGCCGCATGACAGAGCAGATTTCCCACCGTTGCCGCATCACACAATCCGAAATGTGTTATTGTCCCGAATGTCCCGCTTGTCGCCTGTGCAAACACAACCGTATCACTATTGGAGCTTGCACCCCCCGATGAGATTTTCCAGTCGTCATGTAGAATCCGTGCATAATTCGACCCTGGCTCGGATATGGTTGTCCCGGTATCATTGTCAAGGATTGTCGCCGTGCAGAGTGCCACATAAATGTGTGTCGCGGGCGTGTATGCAGTACCCTCAAGCAGATGGTCTAATATCTTATTCGCAAGATAATCACTTGAACCGCCCGCATCGACCGATACATCGAGGTCGCCTATTGCCACTTTAGGCGTGTTGCCGGAATAAAAGGTTTTATTCGGAGTCACCGGGCCGTATGCGATAATATTCCCGGTTGCCAGTGTTACCGTATCGAGGATGGCGAAGTGCGTTATTGGATCCCAGTCCTCTGTACAATCAGGGAAGGTAATGACGGTAGCGATAGACGTTGCCCTCGATGCCGCCGAATTCCATGTATCGCACGCCTCACGGGTATACGCCGCGTCACTTGGCTCTGTTATTGTACCACCCGTACCTGTTTCATCCGGATCAGCTTCACACAATGCGAGGAAAAGTTTTGTCGGGCGCGTGAATGCCGCCACTTTTAAAATGTGGTCGAGTACCTTGTTCTCTGCATAATTCGATAATTTACCCATGTTCTATGACCCCCTGACTGGCGTTGTCTGTCTGAATTGTATCCAGAATTTGCCGATGTAATAACTTGATTTGCGTTTTGGTGTGAGCATCTCTATATCACTGCCCTTGATATACATCAAGGAAAATGTGTCGGTATCGTAAGGAACAGTAAGTGTTTTCATTCCAGACTTTTCAAGACGGGCGCGAAATGAACTCAACAAGGTTTTAAGTGTTGAAAATGAGGTTGATTTTAAATAACAAAACATAATAACATCGTTCCCCTCGAAATAAATGTCCGATGCGGTGTGATACGCTTCCTCGCCATCTGAATCGGGGTAGGAGAAAGACAGGTCGCCCTTGCGCCTCAACAGTTGATACAGCCCCGTTATTTTCTCAACACCGATCTGCCACGTTCCGTATAAATCGAAATTGTCTATTTTATAACCGCTCAACGGATAGTATGTCATGGTGTTATACTCCTATCGCCCTGTTATTCCCGGATTGCAGCAAGGTTTTTATTTCCTTTAAATACCGCGTATTAACCGCAGTCTCTTGATTTGCTTTCAGGTTATCGAGCGCCGTTGACATAATGACCGAGAGATTATTATTCATATTGGAATTATAGGCGAGCACCGAAGAAAGGTTGTCACGGATTGTTACCACGTTCAGCATCATGTTTTGCATCTGACCGGCAAGCAGTCCGGCTGTCTGCTCGGACACACCGGAAATTTCACCGGCAAGACCAGTTGCCTTTGCATTGGTCTTGTCGATCAGGCTGTATCCTGCAGCCGTCATTACATTTTCAAAATCTGTCCAGGTCGTTTCGATGTTGGCTAATTTATCATTCAAATTACCTGCAAGATATTTTATTTCTTCGGCTGTCAGTCCACCATAGGCTTGAATTGCAAAATCATTATAAAAGGCTTCGAGTTGATCTGTTATTATTTTTGCCTTAAATGTATCAATTATTGCCTTCCTCATAATGCTCTGGAAATTTTCTGCAAATACTTCGGCTGCGGTGAGACCCCGGGCAAACCCTTCGGTTATTGAATCGGCAATAGCCTCGACCGTTGTTCCAGTTAATATTTCATCGGCCTGTCTTGCGAGTTCTTTTTGTTTTAGCTGAGCCTCATATAATCGTTGTCGAAGCTCATCCGAGAAAGGCTCTTTTTTAAGTTCCTGTTTTAAATCCTTTATTGATTTTGATATTTTATTATAACCATCATAAATAGCAGCAAGTTTCCGTGTTCCAGTCGATTCATCTAAATTCTCATTTACTATATTCATAACCAAATCAAATTCGCCGACCGCCCTGGCTATCTGTTTCAAACTATTTTCGATTTCCTTATTGTTAAATATAAATTTTTTAGCGATCACATCGAAGATACCCATCACGCCGGTGGCGGCCCCCACACCGCCTGATATTTGTCCCCATAAGGTTGTTGCATTTTTTATCTGATTTACAGATGAGGCTATACCGGAAAGACCGCTTATTGCGCCTCCGAGTTTTGAATCGAATTGACCAATAAATCCACCAAGCGCACTGAAGGCATCGCCGATTTCCCGAATCTTTTTAATCTCAAGGTCGTAGCTTTCCTGTATCGCCTTTGTCGCTTCGTCAAGGAGCTTTAGGCGCATTTCCTTGTCGTCTTTATAAAGGTCGGCTTTTTGCTGCAGCACTTTTGCGTAAGCAATAAGCTCTTTCGAGGTGAATCCCCGTGTGTCTTTTAATATCTCATCAAGTGATTCCCTGTGAACCTCTACGGAATTTTCACCCATCTTTTCATCTATAACCTTCATGTCGTCTGCTAATTTTTGAGAAAAGTCTTTCGCCGACTGTTCGTATTGAACGAACGATGCCTTGTTGCCGAACATCGTAAACGGATTTCCAAGCCCCCGTGCCTCTCGTGCCTGTTGCGCCTCCCATATCCTGATTTTATTCTGCTCAACCTTGTTATCGGTCGTCATGATAAGTTCGGCGGCTGTTTTGTGTATTGCAGTAACCCTTTCCTCGGCTGTCTGTGTTGCCGCAAGAATTTCATCGTACTGTTTTTTCTGTTCTTCGGTGAAGGCTTTGGGCGTTACTCCACCTGGCATAATTCCACCCGGGAGAACCGTATCCCATTTTGATGTAGCTTTTCTTTCGTTCTCGTTTATTTTATTGAGGATATATTTTTCAAGCTGACGTAAACTCTGCTCTTTTTCTTCGAGCAGTTTTTGCTGTAATTCTGCCATATTCTTAACGCCGGGAGTCGCATACAGTCCTCCGGCTTTCATATAATACGAAACATTTACCCATGTTCTCTGAATCTTGTTCCCAAGTAAATCCCATACCGTGCCCAGATTATTAAGGTAATCCGTAAGGGTTTTTACACCGTCAGTCCATGTTTTTAAAACCCACAAGAATATCGGATTTGTCGCAAAACCGCCAACGGCTTCTTTAGCGTCTCCAACAGCAAGCGTCATCTTTTCCCATTGTCCAGTTGCATCGGATGCCTGTGCCTTCGCCTGCTCGAATGCCTCAGCGCCCCTCTTTAATATCTCGTTAAATTTCTCCTCATTACTTAAATTTTCTGCCAATACAATGCCGTATCGTGCGAGCATCTCCGTATGTCCGGCTGCGGCTTTCCCGACAAGATTAAATGCGCTTGATAGTTCCAGACCATACGCCTTTGAAAGCCCTATTGCCGCCTTTGTCGCCGGTTCAATCTGATCCGCCGTGAGTTTACCGATAGTCGCCATGACTGCAATATTTGCCTGGACAACTTCATCCTCGACATTTGCGAGCCTTTGCATTTCATCGCCGAGCTTAATCGTATCGCGCATAAGGTCGCCGGTATAGATACCGAGCTGCTTATAGGTAGCCGCAACCTTTGTAAGCGCCCGATCCTGCTCCTGCGCAGCCTTCATGACATCACGGGCAAGATAGCCGGTGAGAAATGTTGTCACTGTTGCCATGATGGTTTTAACGGTTGTTGCATCACGGCGCAAATTGTCCGTATCGATACCTGCACGCCAGTATAAGCTATCTGAACCTCGTACGTTCAAAGCCACGTTTATGCGCTCCTCTTGCGGATATTCCGCTTGATTTTCAGGTTTTGACTACATAAACGGTCATTCCACAAATCCCACCGCAACGGCAGCCTGTTCTCGTTGAGCCGTATACCTTCATTCTGATAGCGTCCGGCTTTGTCATAATCCTTTTCCTCAAAACACATGAGCGACAGGTAGTTAAGTATTTCAGGAATGATAACATTGGTATTTGTTGAGCATAGTTTTTCATACGGATTAGTACTGCCCTGTTTATGGAGCATATACGCCTCCTCGAACAGTTCCCGTGCCTTCCGTTTTTTCTTGTTTTCGAGGCAGAACTGCCCCATGATGAGATACATGGCGATGAGCCTTTTTGAATACCGCTGTGATTCTTTCATCGTCTTTTCAGCGCCCTTCATATCTTTCAGCGCACAATATGAACTTAAAACATTAACAAACACCTCAAGGTACGCATACCACCCCTCATGGAAATTCACCTTGCGCATGAGCTTCATCCAGTGGCTGCCAAGCTCAATGACCTTCTGATGATTACCGCAGGCATAGTATGTTTTTATGATATGCGTGAGAATATGGAGATCGTCGTGGTTCTTCTCATATTCCGCTTCGAGCATCGGAAGGGAACGCTCTTTTTTTTGCAGGAACAAATCCTGTTTTTGAAAAACATACCCGTAGTGATTGAATATCACGTTATCGAGAAAATAATACGGCCCGTCTACTCTCGGTTTATTGTGTATGGAGAACTGGTATATCGGCTGTCCGGTATTGGTGAAAATCCGCGCCTGTACCACTTCGGCATACTCATTTGTCCGTAACGTATAGAAATTATGGAGCTTAACAAACAATGTATTGCAGTTCTTGTATTTGGGATTCAGTATCCCGTCCTCAAGGATATAGAGGGTTTTTTGCGACAGTTCTTCGTCTGCATCGACAATCATGATCCGTTCGCCGACCGCTTTTTCAATGCCATAGTTCCGGGCATCTGAAAAATTCCAGGGAACGAATGTCTTTTCAAAAACCTTGTCGGTATATTCACGGGCAACCTCAAGCGTCCGATCCATGCTGCCGGTGTCCACTATTATTAATTCGCACCATTTTTCGTGTATAATCGGAAGGAATGAATCAAGGCAGCGTTTAAGGTTCGCTTCTTCGTCTTTCACTATCATGCAGATACTTAATTTTATTTTGGGATCGACTGTCATTTATAAAAGGTCTCCTATTTCTGATATATCCGTTATTTCCTCTGCATCGTTTTCTTTTTCAGACTCATATTTTGGAATTGAAAGCATATACATCGTCAAGTTTTTCCAACTATATTTCCACAGAATATCGTCAATCGAAAACCTGAAATATTTTATCAGACCGCCTATAATTTCCCAATAATTGACGAGGACTGTTTCTTTTTTGTCGCCTCGACCAGATTCAGTCTTTTGATCGAGACGAAAGATGCCAAAAAATCCGATACGTCCATTTGCAAAATGATCAACTGAATGAGCTTGAATAATTCACTTGCGCTTAAATTCCGGTCTATATACCTCGCAAGCCGCCACTGCTTAAACCGCGCCCAGGGTGAGTTTATTTTCCTGTTCATGATTCCGAGTACAACAACGTCTATCATCTTACCCTTATTTTTCAGGATATTGTCTATACCCGCCATAAACAGGTCGTCTTTGTCGATATTATCAAGGTCGCCCATGTTTATGATTATTTTTGATATGTTAAAAAGCGTTCCGAGGTTTATGGGATAGATGATAAACTTGCGGCTTTTAGGGAGAATTCTCAATCTTCTGAGCAGTGTCTTTTTATTAACGGAAACCTCAAAATCAACGCCGTCCTGTAATATTGCTCGCACCGCCTCTCTTGCGACCGTATCTTTATTTTTTGCCTGGTCTTCCATATTCCCCTCTGAATTTATGGAGTCTCGAATTTTAAAGCGAGACCCCATAAAGTTAAACTGTCATAACATACAAATCCGCAAGGGCGGAATCTGTGTCGAGGATTCTGGCAATAAAACATCACAGGTGAACGTTAAAACGCCCGTATCTGTTCTCGCAAATTTCAGGTCGCCGCCAGCCCTCAATGACGCTCGCGGTATATCGACCTGAAGTTGCTTACCGTTGATAGTTTTTGAAGTCGCGCGGAAAGCGTATTCCGTAATGACATTCGATGTCACGGGCATACGCCATACACCAGCAGCAGCAGAACCGCCTAACGCCGTCAATAGTGTCTGTGTACCCATATCGCGCAGTGAAAACTGTAGAGAAAACTTCCTGCCGCCTAATATCTGAATATCAGGCATGTCTTCTTCCTCGATATATAAATCAGTCGTGCTTGGCGCATCCACCAAAAGGTGGGCGCTGTCCGGCACAACGTTTCCGATTGTAGACAAATCTGTTACTGTTAAAAACGTGGTAGTGTTATCGACTGCGCCATATTGCAGGACTTCCAGCCCGACCAATCGCATTTTAGATCGTCTATCAGCCATTTTTTACCCTCCTTTCTTTAGGTTTGCGTAATAACGCACGGTGAAATTTGTGTCGAAGATTCAGGTATCAATACCTGCGCTGAAAAATTAAGCGTTCCCGAGTCGGATCTCGCAAATTTCAAATCGCCGCCGACACTTACGGAAGCCCTCGGAATCTGGAATTTAAGGTATTTGCCGTTGATTGTTTTTGAATGAATCTCAAAAGCCCATTCAGTTATAACGTTAGATGTAACAGGGGCTTTCCATGTTACACTCCCGGATATTACGCCGCCGAATGCCAATAAAAGCGTTCGTGTACCCATATCCCTTAGACCAAATTCGAGAGATACTTTGCGATTCCCTAAAATCTGAATATCTGGCGTATCCTCTTCCTCAATCATAAGGTCTGTAACGCCTGGCGGGTCTATTATTATATGTGCGCTGTCCGGCACAACATATCCTATCGTATTCAGTGAGGACGCTGTTGTCGGAAACCCGCCGTGTGAACGCACAGTACAGTATTGGATAGAGCTTAGCCCGACAAGCCTTGTTTTCGAGCGTCTATCAGCCATATTTTATCACCCCTTTATGATGTTAAATATTGAATTGTACAGTTTACTCGTATGCTTGAGTAGCTGATTCCCGCCTCATCAATGTCAGCCATAACGCCCTGACTATTGATTTCAAGGTGCAGGTATGAATCCGATGATGAATAAGCCTCAAGTACGCCCAGCACAGCCGCAGTCATAGTATCAAGGTTTTTATCATCCGGTATTCCCGGTTTCAAATCCTGCGCAAAACAGTTTATAACCACCGTGCAGGGCTGAAGGTCAATATCAGTCCCGCCGGAAATCGGAAGCGCAAGGATAACGACATCACGGGTTATTGAATTAATCGGTCTGGCGTTGCGGTACACCTTGCCGCTCAGTGTCGATGTTACCGTTGACACGTTTACGATAGGGTACATTTTATCGAGTATGTCGAATGTCGATTTCACGATATTACCGCTCCCAATTCTTTCTTCATGTAATCCACTAATTCATTACCCTTGTACGAACTGCCAGTAATGACATCGTATCTCTTTGATTCCACTGCTGCGGCATATTCCATACCAGCGACCACTACGAGGTTCATGCCTTTGTTATATTTTCTGGAAAGTTCTTCAATGAGTTTCTTGCCGGCACTAATACCTTCTTCACCGTCCTTGACTTTTTCAAATTCTTCTCTTTGAACTTTTCCATCATAAATCACCGCATAACCAATGGCACTTCTGAGATTTCCAGTTCTATCCCAGAATCCACCACCCGGGGCTGGTTTTTCTCTTGTACCTAATGGTACCTGATTTTTCGCATAATTGACGCACTGAATCCCGATGTATGACAAGACTTCGAACATTTTTTTGATGCGTTCACGGTTGAACTCATCTGTTCTTCGCCGTATATCATCCATCGTAAATTCAGGTACTAATCCTGACATTTCATCTCCACATGAGTCTGATAGTTCATAATCTGAACTATGATATGACTGGCAGAGAAGAAGGTGAGCTTTGCGTCTTTGGGCACGCTGTCCGATCCGGTAAATAGAGGTGAGAACACGTCCCAGTTGTAATTCAAAACCGCACCCCCTTCTCCAACCAAATATCTTCCACCAGCCGGCTGTATATCACAGTCTGCCAATACAATCGTATTCAATGTTCCGACCGACAAAACCCCCGAAGAGTTTGTCGTCCCAGCGCTGTAATACGTTATGGTCGCCGTATGTGGATATTTCTTTAACATGCCGATTTTACCATAGTTTCTGATACTGACTGTCAATCGGTACGCTTATGCTGTCAGAGAGCTTGTTCCACTTGCTCAATAATTCTTTTCTGAGAGCCAAAAGCGCACCTTTCGAATAGTCAATGTATTTCGACCCTTCCCGGAAAACCGGGTGGTTGCACAAGATGAGATAGATGTCCGCCGCCGCGAGATCAACATCTTCCTCGTAAGCAGCGCTATACGTCGCGCTCGTATTTGTAACACCCTGGTCAGTCAGGGCTTTTGCGAGCAGGTTATCATTCTCATACTCAAGCATCGACTGTAAAGCCTGTAGGATCGTCATTTATGCTACCTCGCTATACGCCCCATGTGGTATGTGATTCCGTGTCGAGTATATAGCATTGGTCGATTGTTGGCCACGAAACAAACGCATTGGTTTCGCCCATCGTGATTTCATTGATAGGATCGACCGTGCTCCACTTGGATACGAGAATGTGACCCTTTTTCGCCATAGCGCATTGCTTGGGCGAATTGGTTTCCATCGCTATCGGGCCGACAAGCATATTACCCAATGGCAATTCCGGGCAGAACAGCACATACCGGTCGGCGGCCGATGAATCGAGCCACGGATCGTATGCAGTCTGTGTATGCGCAGCCGTTTCGATTGTTACCGATGTATCAACAACTATCACGGTCGGCAATCCCTGGGAAACGAGCATGTCATTCACCTGCTGAAGTGTCGGGACGAGCTTAACGACAGAACCGCCAACAAATACAGCGCTGCAATAGTTCTGTACTTGTGTGGATGTACGGAAGGCAACCCACTTGGAATGGTTCATGACGACATATTTAATGGATGATCCAGCCACCTTCGCTTCCGCCACAATCGTATCTATATCCGTAATCGGTGTATTTGTGGAGTAAGCACCGGTTGTCCAGTAATTATTTGCAGCGGCTTCGACTTCTTTGTTTGCGCTTGGCAACTGGAAATCGATGGAATTTTGTGTGATAATTCCCGCGCTGTTTGTCGTGGATAAACTAACCTGTCCACGAGACAATGCCTGAATTGCAAGCCATTCGAGACGACCGTTCACGCCGTCAACACACGCATCAACATCACCGAATACGAGATCGAGAAGTTGCTGCATGTTAGTCGCACCGGTAGCCTTCAGAATGTTGTAATCATTCAGGTCGGTTTCCTTCATGATCTTTTTCATTCTGATAGGCGGAATTTCGCCGGTGAGCCGGTCGATAACTTTCCGTGTTTTTTCGGGTGCGCTTGCATTGTATGTCACAATGTCAGCGGCGACACGGTTTCCCTTGCTCCCTATAAGTGTCTCATAGGAAAGCTGGTTGACGAATTTGATCGGGAAAAAATCAGGATAATACAGTTGTTCGTACACCCTGTTCTTGAGGTAAACCTCAAGATTTTTACTCGTGGATTCTTTAAGTATAGAATGCTCCATCTGAGGTCACCTCCTTATGCAAATCTCATTCTTGCGGTTATGGGTGTCTTTACGCCGTCACTTGGATAGGCGCACGATGAAATACTTTCATCAATAGTGCCTCTCACGACCGCTGCTGCGGTAACGTTCTGAAGCGTATAACCGGATTCAAGTCGAACACGAACGGCATCCCTGAGAATACAGTCTGCATCGAATTTCGCGTCAGCAAGAGTTGTAACATCGTTCGCCGCTTCGACTATGAGTGTGCCGGTTGCCACCGAAGCATAATTGAAGCCGCCACCACCTGCCGTAAATACAATAGTGTCAGTTCCGACCCCGTTTGTTTTCGTGCCGATGGTAATGGATGCGATTGTGCAAGCCGATCCGCCCCCATCAAGCATGACCCATTCGCCGACTTTAAAATTTTGGCCGGGCGCGTTGGGGAGAGTAGAACTGTATACATAGCATGTAACGCAGGCAGCGGTATCAATCGCGCATTTCAGTTTTGCGGTCTTGACGATGTTATAAAGTCCGACAGAGGATGCACTCGCTGCAAGCGGCGTCCCGGGAAAGAGGAACTTGGTTGTTGACGGGATTCTCGTGGTGCTGATGGTCACCCCGCCGACAACATCCTCAAGGATTGAAAGAAAAACCGGATTATATTTGGTTTCGCTTTCTTTGATTACTTGGAGTCCCATATTCTTAATCACTCCTCATTTCTAAGCCGTCTATTTTACAACGGCTTTTTCTTGTGATGCTGCGGATGATATTTTCCCCTGAAAATCAGGATTTTTCTGGAGTCCGCCCTTTCCGATAGATTGCGCATATTCGGCAATCTTGTTTTCTTCGAGGGTATGCCCTAACATTCCCGATTTAACAGGTGCGAGATCACCCGCCTTGAGTTTAGCGTCAATGCTCGCCTGTACTTCCAAATCGAACTTCGTTTTAAAAGCAGAGACGGCATCGGCGACTTTTTCAGGATCATTGACTTTTATATCAGAGATGAATACTTCGCTCAGCCCTGCCTTTTTTAGTTCCGAGCGGATTCTGGAATCGAGGTCGCCGGTTTCGAGCCGTTTAGAGATGCCATCAAGTTTCTCAACGAGAGCCTCATTTGCATCCTTGAGCGCCTGGATTTCCTTTTGTTCTGTTGTCATAGATTCCTGATCCTTCTGTGTTTTTTCCTTTAGAGCCGCATCATTAGCGGTTTTACTGAGTTTTGCTTCGTGAGTCTTTATCGCTTCCGTGACTCTGCGGTCAGTTTCGCTCTGCGTATATTTTTTCAAGGCGTCCTCAAGACCCGCTTTTTTCACAGCCCCGATAAACTCATCAGTCGTTAAGTTCTTTACCCTGTCTGAATCAGATTTGAGTTTTGTAACAACACCCTCAATTTCATCCACAGTCTTAACTGTGATCTGGTCAGCCAAGTCCTCGCTCAACCCTGCTTTTTTTAGGGCAGTTTTGATTTCGGATTCAAATTGCATTGTTTATCCCCTTCGATTTAAGTTATTGTATGTATGTTAGTTAGTTATTAGTCTTTGCATAGCTAAATTGTCCTGTTACTGCTGCCGTGCCAGCATCTGTCTCAACGGTGATCCATAGATTGTCACCGGCAAGCTGCACTACCGAAAACATATCGTAGAGACCGAAATAGGTTGTATAATTGGCTGTGGTAATTGCAAACGTGTCAACGGTGACAAATGCATCGTTTATAAATTCGTAGAGCTTAACTGTCACGGTGTTCGGGTTGGGATCGGCTGATTTGATGCGGAGATTCCGGACAAGGTATCTGGTATTTAAAGCACGCAGATTTAAAACGGTAGTACCTGAATCAGCTATGGCCGTGACGTTAATGGGTACATCTGCCTGTTCAAATAGAACACCGGTTGCCGCAACGATCTTATCGGCTACAGCATTGGTCGCCTCGTTTGTGGTTGAGTCGGTGGTCGCGGATACCTGTAAGCCGTGAACGTCTGTAATGATGCCTTCCCCGTTTATTGAGTCCTTCGTGGCTGACACCTGGAGACCGTGTACATCCGTGACGATTCCGGCATTTTGAGTCGAATCGGCGGTAATTGAAACTTGCACACCATGTACGTCCGTTATCACCCCTTCTGTATTAGTAGAATCTTTTGTGACAGATACCTGCAGTCCATGTACGTCAGTTTCGATTGCGGCGGCATCCGCCATCGTGGTTTCTCCGTTAGTGGAGTCCTTCGTGGCGCTTACTTGTAACCCATGCACATCGGTAATTATTCCTTCACCGTTGGTAGAGTCCTTTGCGACTGACACTTGGAGTCCATGAACATCGGTGATAATGCCCTCGCCATTCGTTGAGTCTTTTGCAACCGATACCTGTAAACCGTCAACGTCCGTTTTAACACCAGCAAGTCTTGTCGAATCGGCTGTGACCGACACCTGAATCCCGTGTACGTCTGTAATAACGCCCTCTGTGTTGGTTGAGTCTTTTTTTACTGAGACCTGTAAACCATGCACATCGGTAATAGTACCCTCTATATTTGTAGAATCTTTGGTTACTGATTTTTTGAGGGAGATTGTTTCGAGGTGAACCGCAGTGACCGAATCCTCATTTGGTACGGTCAGATATATGTTGCTTCCGGAAAGCCGGTATGTTTCGGCATATCCGGGAGGGTCGATTTTTGATAACCCCCATAAAACAAAAAGCACCGCAAAAACGGTAAACAGAAATTTTCTCATGTTTAATTGCCTCCTGACAGAGCCACATTGTGCGTTATTGTTGCAGCCGTTCCACCCTCTTCGGAAACAAATCGAAGCCTCAGAGAATCGGTCAGTGAGACGTTATCCCATTCGAGTCCATACGATCCGTTAGCCGTGTAGCGCAGTGAATCAGCCCATATGTTTGTCCAGTCGCTATTCCCCTTTTTGCCCTGCACGGCGACCGATACCGCTGTGTTTTTGCTGGCGACCGTGAAGTACCATATCATCCTCGTAAAACCACCGCTATACACCGCCATTGAATAACCGGGAGCTGTCATTGTTGCGCGTGAAGATGTGTATGTCCGCAACGCCTGACCCGACACGATTGAAATGCTGAGCAGTAAAAGGGTGATTATCATAAACACTGTAATTCTTTTCATTATTTCACCTCCAGGCATAAAAAAAGGGCTGAACGCCGCATTAGCGCTCAGCCCGATTGTTTCGACACTGATTTTTTATATCACTTAAATTCTATGTCGTTATTTCATTTTATATCCTCTTTATTTTTTACATGAGTCATTCTGCCTTTTTGAAAACAAAATGTAACCTTACCATAATACAGATGACAACTGTTTCTTAATAAGTCACACTCCGCAACCATAAGCTTAATTTCATCAATAAATTCGTGTATGTCAAGAGATTTTTTTGTTAGTCCCATATTTTTTATCAATTCATCTGCCTATCGCTTTTTTGAGTTTTTCCGCAACATCATCGACCGTATCGCTTTCTGCAGGCTCGAATGAAATCCCATTGTGCGCCGTGCAGTGCGCCCGTGCCTCTGATGCCGTCCATGTGTTGACAGGGTAACGATATGCCTGCTCAACAGACTTCGCTTCACTACCGCGTTTCGGAGTCCCAAATATGATACGGTATGCCTTGCCGTTGTGTTCCTGTTCCCGTGATCCGATAACGGTAATGGAATCGGGTGATTTTAATCGACAGGAATGCTCAGAATTATAAGGCATCACTAAACCCTCATTTTTTTAATAGTATTATTTGATTTTCATACCAATTCCTGTATGGCCCGGTCGGATTATTACTGGCATCGACATCCTCATTGCTTAATTTGTGCGGTTCCCCATCGACCATAATAAAATTTTTATCCGATGATAATATATCCCGATAATAAGTACCCCGCATCAATCGTACTTTCGCTTCGGTTACTTGACCATTAAAAATTATGATTGTATCCTTCAGCGATACCATTCTCATTGCCATAGCGTCACCGATCCAGTTGCACAAGGTTCCGGTGGTATCGTTATTGGCTATAAAATAACCGATAATATCCTGATTCTGGCACTGCTCCATGATTGTATTATTTTTTTGTTCTACGATCCAGAGTCCCGCACATACTATTATTCCTATAGCGATAATGATTAATATTAAACGATCCATTAACTTCACCCCTTCATAAATTCGCAGTGGGTAGACTCTATTTCGCTTTTCCGTTTAAAGAGTATAGAATTGTACTGGTATAGCACATCGATACCATAAATGTCAATTTCGACCGGCTCGAATTGTATTGCTCCAA